TAGGAACAACTCCTAGTGGTAAGCTTTTAGTATTGGATATATTCAGAGATAGATTAGAAGCTCCAGAGCTACTACCTAAAATAGACTCAATGATTAAGAAATGGAATATGGCTTGGTTAGGTGTAGAGGACTCTAGTTTTGGTTTGGGTATTATTCAGATGGCTAGGAGGCAGGGTTTGCCTATTAAGAACTTAAAAGCAGATAAGTCTAAGACTGCAAGAGCAGTTCCTGCAGCAGCAGGTGTTGAAAATGGTACTATCTACTTTTTGAAAAATGCTAAATGGTTAGTAGAATTTGAAAGAGAATTAACTAGCTTCCCATCTTCTGGATCTCATGATGATCAAGTAGATGCTCTAGCTTATGCAGCTAGATTTGGTATAGTTAGAAAAACAACTTGGAGTGTAACCTAATTGGGAATAGCAGACAACATTAGAGGTTTCTTTAATCAGCAAGAAGCACAAACAGATAAAAAATCATATAATAACTTTCCAACATCACAAGTAGTATTTCCTTTTAATACTGATGCAGGTTTCTTTAGTGGAACAAATCAGATGAGTCCAGAGGGCAACTCAGCAGCTTTAGCCTGTTTAAATGTTCTTGGAACTGCATTTAGTGAGCCACCTCTTAAAGTTTATATAAAGACACAAGAGGGAGAAGAGTATGTAGAGAATCATCCTGCACAGGTTTTATTAGATAATCCTAATCCAAACATGACTGCTAACTTAATGAATAACTATATAGTTACTTCTGTTGCTGTTTATGGGGATGCTTTTATCTTAAAACTAAGGAATGATGCAGGTGCAGTTGTACAGCTTATCCCTTTATTACCAGAGATGGTTGAGGTTAAAGGTAATGATGAGAAGTTAATTACTAAGTATCAATACAAGCAAAAAGGTAACACCTTAGACATAATGCCAGAAGATATGATACATCTTAGAGAGAGAATAGATCCTAGAAATCACAGAAGAGGATTAGCTCCACTTAGATCAGTTATGGTTGAGATTTTAGGAGATGCTGCAGCTTCACAGATGGGAGCAGCATTAGTTAAGAATACAGGTGTTCCTAGTGTTGTTATTAGTCCAAAAAATGATCTATCAATGACAAGTGATGAGGCAGAAAATATTGCTGAGGTATTTGGTAGAAGATTTGGTGGAGAGAACAGAGGTAGACCATTAGTTATATCTGGTGGAGAAGTAGATATACAAACACTTTCTTTTACTCCTAAAGATTTAGAACTAGGAAAACTTAGATACATTAATGAAGAGAGAATATCTGCTGTGTTAGGTGTTCCTGCAATATTAGCAGGACTAGGTGCAGGACTAGAGAGAGCAACATATTCTAATGCTAAAGAATTAAGAGAGTTTTTTACTGAGCAGAAGTTAATTCCAATGTGGAATCACTTTGCTAATGAGTTCACTAAACAACTTTTATTAGAGGATTTTGAAACTAATCCTGCTTACTGCTTTAAGTATGATTTATCTGATGTCAGGGCTTTAAGTCAGGATGAGGATGCAACAATGGTTAGGATTGTACAGGGTTACAATGCAGGGTTTATAACTGTTAATGAAGCAAGACAAGCTAATCAGCTACCTGCTTTAGATAATGGAGATTATTTTGTAAGGAATATGACTGTTGCAGAAGTACCTGTAGATGGATCAGAAGTAACAATGTATCATGGCACACCTATTGAAGTAGCTGCAGATGATACTGTTGAGGAAAAGGGTAAGGATGCTCATGTCATAACCTCAGATGGAGAGAGAGTGCATACTTCTTGGCTAGAAAAAGATGAAGAGCCAGAAGAGGAAGTAGAAGAGAAAACAGTTAATTTTGATCTTTATGGTTGGGAAGAGCCAACAACTAAGTTTATTGGTTTACCTACTGTAAAAGCTATGAAAACAGATGAAGAGAAATCTGCTTATTGGAAGTCTATAGATAGCCTAAGACAAAAATGGGAAGATACATTCCAGACTGTATATGCTAAAGAACTTAACAGACAAAGAAGAGCAATCTCTAAAGCTATTGCAGGTAGTTCAACACTAGATGCTATGCAAACAAATATAGATATAGTGATTGAAGATACTAAGTTTGATAAAGAGTTATTACCATTGTTTTATTCACTAACAGATGATTTTTCAGTTAGAACTTATGATAATCTCTTTCCTAAGAATGATGCTTTTAAGGCAGCAAGTCCAACAGATCTAGGTGTAAGTGTTACAGAGGAAGAGGCTATAAGAACAGTATTTGATACTTTAGCTGAGTTACTTCCTGCAGGTAGAACACTTAAGAAGATTGTAAATGATGGTTTCTATAGAGGACAAAGAGAAGTGCCACCTGCTGTTGGAACAGTCTTTCAAGATGGACAATCAGCAAGTTTCTTACAAGAGAATGCAAAATCTGTAATGAAAGACCTAAATGATACTACAAAGAAAAGAGTATCTACCATAGTTGCTAAAGCACTAAAAGAATTTGAGGATCTAGGAATAGTTAATCCTGTTGCAGGTACACCAGAGGGAGATAAGTTCTTTAAAGAGTTATCTAAAAACATTAATACAGTTCTAGGTGGACAATCATTAAACAGAGCTAAGACTATTGCAAGAACAGAAGTTGTTAAGGCTAGTTCTTGGAGTCAGCAGAGAGCTGCTAAGTCCACAGGTAAAAGACTTGAAAAAGAATGGGTATCACAAAGAGATGGTGTTGTCAGAGAGTCACATTTTATTTTAGATAATCAAAGAGTTCCTGCTGATAGCTTTTATCTGTATAATGGAATCAAGTTAGATTTTCCTGCAGATCCTAAAGCTCCTGCAGCTTTGACTGTGAATTGCAGGTGTACAGAAGCATATATTGAGGTAATAGATGAGTGAAGAGTTAAAAAGACCAGATAATCTTTCTTTTAAGAATGCTCCTATTGAGCTAAAAGAAGATGGAGATACAAGATACATAGAGGCAGTTTTTTCATTATTTGACACTATAGATAGTGATAATGATGTAACCAAAGCTAACTCCTTAAGATCAGGCTACACAGGGAACAAAGTTCCTTTAGTGTGGAATCATGATTGGAGTAAAGTCATTGGTAGAGGCATCATAGAAACAGATAATCAAAAAGCTGTGTTTAAAGGTTATTTTCTTAACACAGAAGCAGGTAAAGAGGCTTATGAAACTGTTAAGGCTATGCAAGATATGCAACAATTCAGTTATGGCTTTCAAGTAATGAAATCAACTAAAGGAACACACATTGACTCTAAAGGAGAGGAAGTCCCTGTAAGAGTCTTAGAGGATGTTAAAGTCTGGGAAGTTTCTCCTGTACTTGTAGGAGCACAGCAAAACAGCTTTGTACAAGCTCTTAAATCAGGACTACAAACTTTTGATGATGTAGATACAGAGTTTGAGGAAGTCAAACAAGAAGATGAAGAGTCTAAGTATGGTAAATGTACTTATGAAAAAGATGGCAAGTGTGCCAAAGAAAAAGATTTAAAGATTTCAAGTGAAACTGATGCAAGTGTCAGTAAATCATCCCAACAGGGTATGAGGCTTGGAGAACATGCTGTAGCTTCTCTTGAGGAGTTAAAGGCATTCACAGAGAGAATAGAGGATCTAGCTCTTCTAAGAAACTCTGAAAAAAAGACACTTAGTTCAAAATCTACAGAGATGGTAGCTAAATACTTACAGGGAGTTACTTCAATCTATAACAGGTTGGATGATGCTCTTGCAGGTTATGGCTATGATCCTGTTAAAGATGATGAACTATTCCTAGAAGTTCAACAGAACTTAATGGAAAATAATTAGAGAGGAAATATAATGGCAACATTAAAAGAACTAAGAGCAGAAAAAGCTCTTAAGTCAGAAGATTTAGCAAGTATATTTGATTCTGTAAAAGATATGTCTGAACTTTCTTCTGATCAAAAAGAAGAAATCAAGAGAAGAAATCAAGAGTTAGCTGATCTTGGAGATTCAATTACTGAACTACAAGACCTAGAGGGAATGAAATCCCAAAACTCTGATATGATGGAAGCTTCTAAAAAAGTTTCTGGAATGCCTGTTTATGGAGAGCCAGAAGTAGAGGAAGCAAAATCTCTTGGACAACAATTTATAGATTCTAATGCTTATAAGTCTTTTGTTGATCATGGTATTAAGAATGTGCCTTTTGAAGCAAAAACAGATGTAACAACATCAGTTTGGACTAGAGATACAGTCTATCAGCAAGTTATTCCTGCTATAGAGCCTAATCCTAATCCTGCTTTGGACTTGGTAGATTCTATCAATACAGATCAAACAACATATTACTTCTTGCAAGAAACAGCAACAAACAATGCAGCAGAAACTGCAGAAGCTGGTGCTGCTCCAGAAGATGCTTTCAGCTACTCAGCTGTAACAGCACCTGTTAGAAAATTCATCACAACTTTGCCTATCACAGCAGAGTTGCTTGAGGATCAAGCAGGAGCAAGAGCATATTTTGATGGCAGACTTGCAAATCATGTAATGCAAAGATTAGAAAAACAATTCCTAATTGGTGGTGGAGTAGCTCCAGATGTTAAAGGACTTACTCAACAAACAGGAATCAACACTATCACTTACACAGCAGGGGCTTTCCCTGATACTGCAGGTGGCAAGTTAAGAACAATTCTTGATGGTATCAAAGATGTAGAAATCAATGGAGAATTAGCTCCAGATGCTGTTTTGATGAGTCCTGCTGCTTACAATGCTTTAGTAAGTCAGGTTGATGGAAACAATAACTTCATGTTAGGTGCTTCTGCTTTGGCAGGATCTCCAACTATTTGGGGTTTACCTGTTGTTAAATCATCACAAATTGGTGGTGCTGTATCTACAACTATTGATGTAGTTGTTGGTAAATTTGGTGGCTCTTTAGCAGTTAACCATGTATTTAGAAGAGGAATGGAATTACAGATTTCAGACTCAGCTAAAGATGGAGATTTTGGTAAAGATATACTTACAGTTAAGGCTTCCTTAAGGTATGCTCTTGCTGTGTATAAACCACAAGCATTCACAAGAATTAATGATATTGAATAATAGTTAATTAATATGGAAAAAAAACAGAGCCATAGTTTTGTTCTAAAGAATGAGATTATTGGCTCTGTGTTCCATGAGGAGAATAAAAATATGAAATTTATAGAAAAAGAAGCAGACATAGTTTGGAAGGATAATAAAACTGGTAATTTTGCTAAAGGTGCAGAATGTCCATTCCAAAGTGGAGTTCTTTATGCAGGAATTGGTGATCCAATGCCAGATGTAAAGATTGGTAGCAAAAAGGCTGTAGCTCCTAAAACTAAAGCTGTTAAACCATCAGAGGATAAGTAAATAAAAAATGCCTATTGCAATTCATACCTATGTTTCTGTTGATGAGTTAAAAGGTTGGTTGGGTATAACAGGCTCAGCACAAGATACAAACTTAACTTATGCACT